GATTGATCTTGATCGGCGCGCTCGAGCCGGAGTTTGTGTTATGATAAAAATCGAGATGATGCCGACCGAGCGCCTTATTCCTTACGCGCGGAATGCACGAACACACTCTGACCAGCAAATCGGGCAAATTGCCGCCTCGATGGCAGAGTTTGGCTTCGTCAACCCGATCCTGATCGGCGACGACGACGTGATTATCGCCGGGCACGGACGGCTGATGGCCGCGCAACGACTGGGTATGACGGAAGCGCCGGTGATTGTGCTGGGCCATCTGACCGAGGCACAACGCCGTGCGCTCGTGATCGCCGACAACAAGATCGGCGAGAACGCCGGATGGGACGAGGCCCAGTTGTCGCTCGAACTGCAGGCGCTCCTGACGGATGGTTTTGACTTGGGGCTGCTCGGGATCCCCGAGGACGAGCTAGACGCACTTCTGGCCGAGGCCGAGGACCGCCCGGAGATTTCCGACGACGCGGCGGATGCCATTCCAGACCCGCCGACCGATCCGATCACCCGCCCCGGCGATATCTGGGCGCTGGGCAAGCACCGGCTGTGCTGCGGCGATGCAACCGATCCGGCCGCCGTGGCCAGGCTGATGCAGAATGAGACGGCGACGCTGATGTTCACCTCGCCGCCCTACGCCCAACAGCGCGACTACGGCGCGGCGAGGGAAAAGGTCGGCGATTGGGATGCCCTGATGCAGGGCGTGTTCGCGTCGGCCCCGGTCACAGCCGACGCGCAGGTCTTGGTCAACCTCGGCCTCGTTCATCGCGACAGCGAATGGCAGCCCTATTGGGAAGGATGGGTGGAATGGATGCGCACCTCTGGCTGGCGGCGGTTTGGTTGGTATGTCTGGGATCAGGGCCCGGGCCTGCCGGGCGACTGGAACGGCCGCCTCGCCCCGTCGCACGAGTTCATTTTCCACTTCAACCGCGCGCCGCGCAAACCGCACAAAACGGTGCCATCGAAGCACGCGGGCGAAACCTTGGGCGGCGGTGGTCTGCGCGGCGCCGACGGCACCGTCCATGCCAAAACCGGAACCGGCAACGCGATCCAAAGCCACCGCATCCCCGACTCTGTGTTCCGCATCATGCGCCACAAGGGCGGGCTGGGTGCGGCTGGATCGCATCCAGCCGTGTTCCCGGTGGCATTGGTCGAGGCGGTGCTGACGGCGTTCAGCGATCCCGACGACCTGATCTATGAGCCATTCTGCGGCTCCGGCACCCAGCTGGTCGCCGCCGAACGCGCTGGGCGGCGATGCTGCGCGATGGAACTGGACCCGGTCTATTGCGACGTTGCCGTGCGGCGCTGGGAATTGGCGACGGGGCGGACAGCCAGTCGCGTCGCCTTGAAGGGAAAAGACCAGAAGCCTGCGCGCCGGGCGAGGAAGCGTGCATGACGCAGTCGCATCGCATGTCGCTGATCGAGGCCACCGCCAACGTCGCGGTGGGATATGCGCTGGCCGTCGCCACGCAGATCATCGTTTTCCCATGGTTCGGCCTGCTCCCGAGCCTCGGCGAGAACTTGGGACTAGGCGCCCTGTTCACCGCGATCTCGCTTCTGCGCAGCTATGCACTGCGCAGGCTATTTGAACGCTTGCGGTAACACTCGGGATCAGCCCGCGTCGAGTTTGTACACGGTGCCGCGCCCGTCGATCTTTTCCGACGTGACGGGCAGACCCAGCTTCTTCTTGAGCCCGCCCGAAATCAGGCCACGCGCGCTATGGGCCTGCCATCCGGTCGCCTCGACGATCTCAGCGATTGATACACCCTCGGGCCGCTGAAGGAGCGCGATGATCTGCGCCTGCTTGGTGCCGGTGCGGATGGCGACGGGTTTCGGGGCTTCGGGCACCCCACTTTCGGCGGGCTCGGCATCCGTTTGCGGCTGCGCCTTGCGCGGCCCGGTGACAGCCTTGGCGACCACGGGCTCGATCCCGATGGCCTCGAGCCCAGCCTCTGTCGCGATCAGTGTGATGCCATGGCCATCGCCGGTCTCGCGCCAGAGCGGCTCGCCCTTGCGGAGATCTGCATCGACCTCCTCGAGCCAGCCGTTGGTGATCATGCGGGTGACCGCCATCTTCGCGGCGGCGCCATGCAGCCCTTCGGGCAGCGGCATGGCCAGATTGCCGGGGCGGGTTGCAGCGCGGCTGAGGGTGATTGACTGGGTGTCGGTGAGTTTGGGCATCGGGCGTCTCCTGTCTCAGGCCGCGATCATGGCGAGCCTTCCTACGACCCCAGCCGCGCGATGCGCGCGGCAGGAGCCCGAGGGCGCTGGTGGTCAGCGGGCGTGTTCGCCCTCGCCGAAGGCGCTGTCGGTGATGCGCTTGAGCAGCCCGGCGTGATGCTCGAGGGTGCCGACCATCGCCCAGCCGACCTCGTCCGGATGGCAATTGAAATGGTCGTCGCTGAGCGTCTGCAGGCGGGCGAGCATCTCGTCGATTTCGGCCTTCTTGCCGATGAACGCGGCGAGCGCGGCTTCGCGGTTGCGCCGGGCCTTCTCGGCGCGCAGCTGGTGGCGGGGGGTGGTGATCGAGTTGAGGCGTGTCATGGCGTGGCTCCGTTGGGTGAGTTGCATCGTTTGCGTGTCATCACAATCGCTCTGCCGCGCCGATTACCGTAGGCAATTCCAAGCAATATCAGTGCTTTATGATTATACTGGGGACCTCAAATCAGCTGCAGGTCGGCCAGCACGGCGCTGGCAGCGGCCAGCTGCGTGGTCGGCAATTCGATCTTGATGTGCGAGATCACATCGGAGGCCTCGGCGGTGATCCCGTCCTCGCGCAGCGCGGCCTCGATGGCTGCGGCGACGGCGTTGGGGCGCGAGCGGTCGAACTGGTCAGGCAGCGCGTCGTGATCGATGCGGATTGTGGTGATGGCGGTCATGGTCTGGTCTCCGATCCGGGATGATTTCCTGATCCGAGACTCGCTCTGCCGCGAAGTGTGATCAACTGAATAAGATCGTTATTTACGTTTAAATCCAATACTTTGAGGCCAGCCCAATCGCCATGGAAGGTATGTCCGAACGCGAGTATTCCGCCCATTCCGGCCTCTCACGCGGGGCCATACAGAAAGCGCGCCGGGCCAGTCGGCTGGTGGTTTACAGTGACGGGTCGATCAACGCGGCCGCGTCCGATGCGCGCCGGGCGGACATGACGGATCCCGACCAGCAGCGGCGCAGCACCAGCGGCGAAGCTGGGTTTTCCGGACCAGCGGACAGCTCGTCCTATCTGAAGGCCCGCACCGCGCTGACGGTCTACCAGGCCCAGGAACGCCAACTGGCGATCCAGAAGAAGAAGGGCACACTGGTCGACCGCGCCCGGGCGGAGGCGCTGGTGTTTCGCCTTGCGCGCCAGGAGCGCGATGTTTGGGTGACCTGGCCGAGCAGAGTGGCGGCGTTGATGGCGGCCGAAGTGGCTGCGGAGGTGGAAAAGCAATCCGGTGGACCGGTGATCATCGAGGCCGCGATCCTGCAAAGGGTGCTGGAAACCCATGTCAGAGCGCACCTCGAAGCCCTTGCCGATCTCCGGGTCAGCCTCGGATAACGACGACACGACCGACAGCGATCTGACGGCAGACCTCGACCTCAGCTTTGACGGGGCCGAGGATGTCTTGCGGTCCTGGCGTCGCGGCGTGCGCCCTGATCCTGACCTGACGGTGTCGGAATGGGCGGATGCGCACCGCAAGCTGTCGTCACGGGCATCGGCCGAGCCGGGGCAGTATCGCACATCTCGCACGCCGTACCTGCGTGAAATCATGGATGCGCTGTCGCCGAGGCACCCGGCGCAACGGATCAGCTTCATGAAGGCGGCGCAGGTGGGCGCGACCGAGGCGGGCAACAACTGGATCGGGTTCGTCATTCACCACGCGCCCGGGCCAATGCTGGCGGTTCTGCCGACGGTGGAAATGGCCAAACGCACGTCGCGCGGGCGGCTGGATCCGTTGATTGCGGAAAGCCCGGCCTTGCGGGAACGGGTGAACCCGGCGCGCTCGCGCGACGCTGGCAACTCGATGCTGTCCAAGGAATTTCCCGGCGGCATTCTTGTGCTGACCGGGGCGAACAGCGCCACCGGCCTGCGGTCGATGCCCGCGCGCTATATCTTTCTCGACGAGGTCGACGCCTATCCAGCCTCCGCTGACGAGGAAGGCGATCCAGTCACTCTGGCCGAGGCCCGGACCACCACCTTCTCGCATCGTCGCAAGGTGTTCATGGTTTCCACACCGACGATCCGGGGCATCAGCCGGATCGAGCGGGAATACGAGGCATCGGACCAGCGGCGCTACTTCGTGCCCTGCCCGCATTGCGGCGCGATGCAGTGGCTGCAGTTTGAGAGGCTGCGCTGGGACAAGGGGCGTCCCGACACGGCGGCCTATCATTGCGAGGCTTGTGAGCGGCCCATCGCCGAGCATCACAAGACGCAGATGCTGGAGCGGGGCGAATGGCGGGCAACGGCTGTATCCGCCGATCCACATTCTATCGGTTTCCATATCTCAGCACTTTATTCGCCCTTGGGCTGGAAAGGTTGGCAGCAGATCGCGCGCGACTGGCTGGCGGCGCAAGGCTCGGAGGAGATGCTGCGCGCTGCGCGCAACACGCTGCTGGGCGAGACTTGGGTCGAGAGCGGCGACGCACCGGAATGGCAGCGGCTGGCGGAGCGGCGCGAAGCCTATGGCGGGGCGCAAATCCCCGAAGGTGGTCTGTTCCTGACCGCCGGTGTCGATGTGCAGAAGGACCGGATCGAGGTCGATGTCTGGGCCTGGGGCCGGGACAGGACAAGCTGGCTGGTCGATCACATCGTCATTGCTGGCGGCCCCGACGATCCGGCCTGCTGGGACAAGCTGACGGCGCTCCTGGGACGGACATGGGCTTGCCCCAACGGCGCGGTGATGGTGATCGCCAAACTGGCCATCGACACCGGCTATGAGGCTGCGGCTGTTTACGCCTGGGCACGGAAACAGGGGTTTGACCAGGTTTCGCCAATCAAAGGGCTGGAAGGCTTCAACCGCGCCACGCCGGTGTCGGGCCCGACCTTTGTCGATGCGACCATCGGCGGCAAACGTCTGCGCCGGGGCGCGCGGCTGTGGTCTGTGGCCACAGCCACCTTCAAGACCGAGACCTACCGCTTCCTGCGGTTGGAACGTCCCTCGGACGAAGACCGGAGCTTGGGCGTGCTGGACGCCCCCGGCACGGTGCACCTGCCCGAGTGGATCGACACCGAATGGCTCAAGCAACTGGTGGCCGAGCAGCTGGTCACCGTGCGCAACAAACGCGGCTACAGCCACCCCGAATGGCAGAAAATGCGCGAGCGCAACGAGGCGCTGGACTGCCGCGTCTATGCCCGCGCCGCCGCGTGGATCATGGGCGCGGATCGCTGGGATGAGGCAACCTGGCGGCGGCTCGAGGAGCAGGCCGGGGTTGAGACCAAGCCTCAGATGCTCGCAGCCGAACCTGCAGCGACAGATGCCCCAGCCGCGCCGAAGGCCGGAACACCAACGACGCCACGGCGCAAACGCCGGGCTTACACACCGAACTTCATGAGGGATTGAGATGGATCTGGAACGGATGCGCGCGCTTCTCGCCGCACTGCAGGAGGCACGCTACGCGGGCGTCCGCTCGGTCAGCTATGATGGCAAGACCATCACCTATGGCTCGGATGCGGAACTGGCAAACGCCATCAGTGACCTCGAAACCCGGATTGCCACAGCCACCTCCACCACCCCGCGTCGCCGTCGCTGGGGCACGGTTGCCTCAAAAGGCCTGTGATCCATGGCGTTTGAAGCGTTTCGGCAGCGCATCGGTAGCATCATCGGCGGGTTTGACGCAGCGCAGGCCCATCGACGGTTACGTGGTTTCCGAGCCAGCCGCGCGCATGTGAACACGCTGATCGCGGCCTCCGGCGACACGATTACCGCCCGCGCCCGCTGGCTGGTCCGCAACAACGGCTATGCGGCGAACGCCGTGGAGTCGTTCGCCAGCAATGTCGTCGGAGATGGGATCAAACCCTCGTCGACCATCGCGGATGCCGCAAAGAAGGAAGAGTTGCAGGCGCTATGGCTCGCCTGGACCGATGATGCCGATGCCGAGGGCCTGACCGATTTCTACGGGTTGCAGCGCCGCGCCGCGCGCGAGGTGTTCCTGTCGGGCGAGGTATTCATTCGCATTCGGCCCCGCCGCGCCGAAGACGGTCTGACCGTGCCGCTGCAGTTGCAGATGCTGCCCGCCGAGATGCTTCCCCTCGACATGAACCGCACCCTGCCCGGCGCTGGGCTGATCCGGCAGGGGATCGAATTCGACGGCATCGGTCGCCGCGTCGCCTATCACTTCCTGCGCCGCCACCCGGGTGATCTGACCGATCCCGGCCTCACCAATGAGACCGTCCGTGTTCCCGCGACCGAGGTGGTCCACGTGCTGGACCCAGTGGAAGCGGGCCAGTTGCGCGGCGTGTCGCGGTTTGCCGCCGCCATCGTCAAGCTGTTCACGCTGGATCTCTACGATGACGCCGAACTGGAGCGTAAAAAGATCGCGGCGATGTTCGCGATGTTCATCACCTCGCCCGCCCCGGAAACCCCACTGGAGCCGACCGAGGACGATCTTGAGGTTGAACCCGGCCAAGTGGTGCGGCTTGACCCCGGCGAGGACGTGTCCACCCCGGCCACCCCGGACTCAGGCGGCACCTACGAGCCGTTCCAATACCGGACCTTGCTGCAAGTCGCGGCGGCGCTGGGCATTCCCTATGGCTATCTGACCGGCGACACCGCCAAGGGCAATTTCTCCAACACGCGCATCTCCCTGATCGAATTCCGCCGCCGCATCTCGGCCTGGCAGCATGGCGTGCTGGTGTTCCAGCTGTGCCGCGCGGTGTGGTCTCGCTGGATGGACGTGGCGGTGCTGTCGGGTGCCATCGATCTGCCCGGTTATGACAGCCAGCGCCGCCAATATCAGGCCTGCGCCTGGTTGCCGACGAAATGGGACTGGATCGATCCGATGAAGGACGCCTCGGCCGAGATCCTGCAGATCGAGTCCGGGCTGAAATCCCGCACACAGGCAATTTCCGAGCGTGGCTATGACGCCGAACAGGTCGACCGCGAGATCGCCACTGAGCGGAAACGCGAATTGGCGCTGGGCCTCGACTTCCGCCGTCCGGGATCCCCGGCGCAGGGGCCAGGCAATGGGGCCACGAAGGATGAAGGCCCCGCCTCCGATGATGCCGAAGAAATCGACGACACCACCGACGATAAGTCCGACGCCAAGGATGAAGCGTGATGCACCACGTCCAGATCGCCCAGCGCGCCTTCAACACGCCGCTGATGGTGGACCCTGCCAAGGCACTGGCCTTCCT